ACATTCCAGGAGTTACCGTCGTAGAAGGTATTACAACTCTTGATGATGTCACCCTTGTCCCCTGGTTAGTAGGTGATGAATGGCGTACTATGGATAAAATCAAAAGTCGATATGTATTCGGTCACTTAGAACTTCCACTGTTTTTTATGAATGCCATGGTGCAGATGCCCGATCACGGTGAGTTAAGTGCTGATCTTCTAAAAGGTCCTGAATATGTGTTCAGCGGACATTTTCACAAAAGACAAAACAAAGGCAATATTTGGTATATAGGTAATGCTTTTCCTCACAATTATGCAGACACCTGGGATGATGAGAGGGGTATGATGATATTAGAATGGGGCGGTACTCCGCAGTTTATCGATTGGCCAGACTGTCCTAAGTATCGTACTATCAAACTATCAGAGCTTATTGATAAAAAAAATTCAATAATGAAGAGCAAGATGCACTTCCGTGTTAATCTTGATATCGATATCAGTTTTGAAGAAGCAAATTTTATTAAAGAAGAATTTACTAGAAACTATGACATTCGAGATATCAGTTTGATACAAGATAAAACAAATTTAGATGGTACACTAGATGAGAATCCAGATTCACAATTCGAAAGTGTAGATCAAATTGTTACAGAACAATTAGTTAATATCGATTCAGATCAATTTGACAAAAATATTTTATTAGAGATTTACCGCAACATATGAATTTCAAAATCTTAAGTTTAACTGTAAAGAATTTTATGAGCGTGGGCGCACAGACCCAGGCTGTAGATTTTGATCAAGAACATTTAACTCTAGTGCTAGGTAGCAATCTAGATCTAGGTGGAGATGACACAGGCTCACGCAATGGTACAGGTAAAACTACTATCATTAATGCCTTGAGTTATGCTTTGTATGGGCAAGCGTTAACAAACATCCGTAAAGAAAACTTGATTAATAAAGTCAATGGAAAAGGAATGTTAGTTACCGTAGAGTTTGAAAAAGGTGGAAACAAATATCGTATTGAAAGAGGACGTAAACCTAATATTCTACGATTGTATGTCAACGAAAATCAACTCAAGACTGAAGAATCAGAGGACGATAGTCAAGGAGATAGTAGAGAGACACAGAAAGCTATTGAACAAATGCTAGAAATGTCGCATACTATGTTCAAACATCTTGTGGCTCTTAACACTTACACTGAACCTTTTTTAAGTATGAAAGCGGCTGATCAGCGAGAAATCATTGAACAGCTACTAGGTATTACTATGCTAAGTGAAAAAGCCGAAGTACTAAAAATATCAATTAAAGAAACTAAAGATGCAATTCAATCTGAAGAGTTTAAGATAGCAGGTATCAAGGCAGCTAACGAAAGTGTACAAAAAAGTATAGATAGTTTAACTATTAAAAGCAGTGCATGGGAAACTAAAAAAGAAAGTGATTTAACTTCACTACTTAATAGCATTCATACATTAACTGAAGTCGATATTGAGGGAGAATTAACGTCACATGCTGAATTAAAAACATGGATTGACAATGATTCTAAACTAACAGGGCTTAGGAAACAAAAGGCCACATTAGAATCTGCGGCTATACAAGGTGAGAAGACTCTTAACAAATATCTAAACGAGTTAGAAAAGTTAAGTAGTAAACAATGCCCTGCTTGTGAACAAGATCTTCATGATCATAAACATGAAGAAATGACCACAGAATCAATAAAACATGCCGAAGAAGCAACGGTTTATCTTGATAAGATTAAAAAAGATCACGCAGATATATGTTCAGCAATCGATGCTATCGGAGAACAGCCCCGTAAACCGTTGACATTTTATGATACAGAATCAGAAGCATTAGGTCATAAAAATAATTTAGATAGTTTAGAAAAGAAATTAACAGAAAGAGCCGATGAGCCTAACCCGTATAATGAGCAAATTGAAGAATTAAAGAGTACAGCTCTTCAAGAAATCAACTGGGATAATGTAAACAGTCTAGCAAAACTGCGTGATCATCAGGAATTCTTGTACAAACTTCTAACTAATAAAGATAGTTTTATTCGTAAAAAGATTATTGATCAGAATTTGAACTACTTAAACAAACGGTTGACCTATTATATCGACAAACTAGGACTACCACATCAAGTTGTGTTCCAAAATGACCTCACCGTTGAGATTACTCAGCTAGGTCAGGACTTAGATTTTGATAATTTAAGTCGTGGAGAACGCAATAGGTTAATACTCAGCATGAGTTTTGCTTTCCGTGATGTATGGGAAGGCTTGTATCAACATATTAACTTGCTGTTCATCGACGAGTTAGTCGATGCTGGTATGGATGCCGCAGGAGTTGAAAGTGCCCTAGCAGTACTTAAGAAGATGAGCCGCGAGCGTAACAAGAACATTTACCTCATATCTCACAAGGATGAACTGCAAGGTCGAGTAAATAGTGTCCTTCGAGTAATAAAAGAAGGCGGATTTACTTCATATTCTAATAGTTTGGATGTAGTATAATATGCATAACAAATACATGGAAGAATACAAGAGACTCTACTCAGAATATGTAGAGCAACTTGTTATCGTACATAACTATCATAACATATTTGTGAAACGTATAGGTCACGAATCTGGTAAAAAAGTCAGAGTTGCGTTAACAGCAATGGCTAGATTAGAAAGAGAAATGAAAAAGGCTTGTAGACAAGCATATTTAGAAAATAATATATTACTCAAAGAACAAAGAAAGAAGACTTATACAGGATTCACCTTGCCAGAAAAAAGAGGACCAGGCGGCCCTAGTCACTCAAGAAGAAAAAATGTGGACATATCAAAATCAAATAGTGGAGGAACTTCCTGAAGACTGTGTGGGTTTTGTATATCTCATCACCAATTTAACTAACAATAGAAAATATATAGGCAAGAAACTGGCAAAATTTAGTAAAACAACATACAAGACAGTAAAATTAAAGAATGGCACAAAGAAAAAGAAGAAAATTCGTAGCAAAATAGATAGTGACTGGAGAGACTACTACGGTAGTAGCCCTGAACTAACGAAAGATGTTACACTAGTAGGCAAAGAAAATTTTAGTAGAGAAATACTTTATTATTGTAAAAGTAAAGCAGAAACATCGTACATTGAGGCCCGTGAACAATTCGACCGCAAAGTATTAGAATCAAATGAATATTACAACGGACACATACAAGTTCGTGTACATGGCTCACATATAATTAAAAAACCCTAGGCTCATCAGCGGTACATAAGCAAGCATCAGCCAATTTCGGATGCCCTAGACCTGGATCTCGGATCACAGGGATGGAAATCTCTCGCCGTTAAGAGTACTCAACTAGTATCCTTTACAGGACCAAGATCACAAATTCGCCGTGGTTTAGTTGTTTGAAGAATAGAAAAAAGGCAAAAAGGAGGGGAGAGAAACCCCAGGTTTACACATATGTTAGTGTATATATGTAAACTGCCGTTGATATAAAGACGGAGCTCGTGGTACCGGTCAACCGCCACTGTAACGCTCTAACACTAAGTGACTGTTCGAACTCGGATGATGTCATTTTTTGCCCTGTGCGGGCAAAGTGTGACCAAAGAATCTGGATGATACTAGAATCTTCTACGAAGATAACAGTTGCTCTGAGTGATAACGAAAGAGCAAATGAGCGTCAGCTCATTATAAATAAACTTACTATTATTTAGGATTTTATCTTTATGCATATCTCTGAACTTATCGCTGAACAACAATTAGATGAATTGAGCCTTGCTGGCATAGGTAAAGGACTAGGTAATGTGGCTAGGGGAGTAGGTACTGCTGTAGGTGGAGCATTAGGAGGTGTAGCAGGAGCTTACAATGTAGGAAAGAAGGCTTATCAACAAGGTAAGAACTACGTAGATCCTCAAGATATGCCACAGCAACAACAAATTCAACAACCTCAGACTAATACATCTACTCCGCAGGCTGCTCCGTCTCAATCAACACCTGCACCAGCTCAATCAACACCTACTGCTCCAACAGCTGAACCACAAGGACAAGAAGTTGATTTAGATCAACTAAAACAACAACGTGCGGCTCAGCAAGCTCAAGGTCAAGCTAACCAACAGCAGGCTATGCAACAGATGCAAGCTACAGCTCAAGCTAATCAGGCAGCAAACATCAAAGACTCAGAGATTAAAAAGGCCGCAGATGCTGCCAAGGCTAAACCTGCCTTCCAACAATCTGCTTCTGATAAATTGGCAATTAAACTAGCGGCTAGCAAGGGTATTAGAGAAAACAAAAAGAAGAAGCAAAAAGCTGTAATGGAATTTCACAGCAAGTTCTTAGGACGTATGATCTAAAAGAAAGGTTGTCCGCTTTCTTTTGTTATTTCTAAATTCTTTTCAATAATCTTCGCGATTATTTCTCGGTCTTCGTGACCCAGCATTAAACTTTCTGAGTAGGTAACACCACCTCTCATATACCAACATATTCTAAATAGTTCATCTTTAATGGCTTTTGATTCTAGTTCGTAGTCTTTGACCATCTCATTGATGCCATCAATGCTAAGAACCAAAAGCCTTAGACGAAAAAAGTTGATGGATCAAATGTAATTGGTATATCTACTGAATCACCGGTAACACCTTTTTCACGCATCTCATCTGTAACCGCTACGGTCATAGGCTTAATGGTATTGTTTTCTTTGAGCATTTCAAGATGTTTTTGGATTACATTGAAAATTTCTTTGTCAATGTTGTCCACAAATTCTTTGATGAACGCAGGATTATCAGTACTGCCTTCGCTACTGTCAATTTTACTAATACTGTCACTGATGGTTCCTAGAGTAGCATCGCTGAGTTTCTTAAAACTTTCTTTGAATAAATTAATTTTATCGTTTTCGGATATTTTATCATCATTGACAACTTGCATTAACTTTTGAGTTTCAAATGTTTTTAGAGCCGCAGAACTTAATTGACGATAGTTAAGGGGACGTACAAATACAGTTAAATTTTCATTAACTGAAACAATTGGATTCCATGTAATTTGATTCATCAATTGGTCCATTAAGATTCGTAGATCCATTTGATATTCTAATTCTAAATCATCACCGAATTTAACTGGAGTGGTCATCATTTCTCCGTAGGTAGCAAGGCGAATTGCAATTAGCAATACATCTAAGTCAATGTTAGGAGTCATCCAAGCATTTTTAACAGCAGGAATACAATGTTGAATAACATCTACAATAGCTTGTCCATTCATTAATGCATCAGGAACTTTGAGCATTAGTTCGTCTTTTGCAGTCATTGAGTAAACTGGAAGCTCTCCAGTTTCGGGAATATCTATGCTTCCTTCGGGCCAATACTCACCTCCGCTGGGCAATCTAATGTAGATCTTTGGCTGACGCATAAACGATGCTAATGGATTAACGGGCGAATTCATGGTTTTGTATTCCTAATAAATAACTTAAAGATATATAGGTTATCTTCTTTGTAGTATTTATATACGCATAAAACCACGGGAAAACAATGGCAACAGTAACTGGTACAATAAACGGGCCTGACGGTACAAAAGACGTAGCGTTAAACAACGCGGCCACTGAATCTACGCTCAAAGCACTTCTAAGTGTTGCTAATGTAGATTCTGCACTGCTCAAAGCCATGGCAGCCAAAGCAGGAGTTGATCAAACAACTCTAGATGAATTAGAAGCGCAAGCCGTTCAAACAGCAGATAACCTAGCAACTACATCAATAT